ATGGAACGTGCGTTTCAAAACAGATGCGAGCCCAGAGCGGCGAAGCCGTTTAAAATCCTGAAAAAACGTTCAACCACCAGTGTCGCAAGCTATCAAGTCAGTCCGCATACAGCAAGAATCTTCAAAGAAAACGAACGGCTGATTGACGAGTATAAACGAAAAAAAGCATGATCACACTAAAAGGACAAGGGAAAACAGCTCTTGTCCTTATTCCTTTTCTTAAAGGGTGACATATAATAAATACAAACAGAGGATAATGTCAGGTGATACAGTGAAAAAATTGGTGAGGCGTGTGAAGTTTGTTGATTACGGAAGGTTTGGGCTTTCCGGGTACTCGCTTCGGGTGAGGGAGCGCAGTGCTGGAATTATAAAAAAGTTGAAGAAGAAAAAATAAATCCCGGAGCGGCTCCGGGATTTTTATGGTCTTTGATCAGCTTAATTGCGCTGCGATCTTCTCTTTCGTCGCAGGCCCGTAGATACCGTCAGCAGTTAGACCGTTAACAGACTGAAAACGGGCAACTGCGTCAGCTGTTTTCGGTCCGTAAACGCCGTCAATTCCGTTGTTAACAGCTCCTTTATCAGGGTAAAAATACAGAGCCGCAAGTGCTCGTTGCACCTGAAAGACGTGTTCTCCTGATGTATAAGGTGTTGTCAATTGAATGATACCATCAGGGAGCGGATAGAGCTCGGGTTTTTCAGCAGCCGATGGAGCACTTACAATTAATACTTGACCAACGCGAATAAGATTCGGGTCTTCGATATTGTTCCACTCTTGCAGCTGAGCAACCGTAACACCAAATGCTCTCGCTATGGATGTAAGCGTGTCGCCCTGTTTCACGACGTAAGTTTGGCTGCCGCCTCCCCCAATTCCTGCTTTAAACGAATCCCACGTATCTAACAATTTTCGCGGACATTCCTTCCCTGACCAATACTTATGAGGGACGACATTGGCGAGACTGATATTATGTTCAGCCATTAATGTTTTGATAAGCCACTGGGCATTTGCTGTTGCTTTTGCAAAATCACCATCGGCATTTTCGCAAATTTCAATTCCAATAGAAGCCCGGTTGCCGCTGCCATTTCCGTCTCCCGCATGCCAGCCGTTTTCATTTAAAGGCAGATGCTGATAAATTACTGTATCATCAACTGTAAAATGCCAGCTTGTCGTCGTATCAGGATTTTTCAAATAGCGGGCATGCGCTGCAGCATCTGCTCCTACTGCGGTATTCGCTGTATTGTGCACCGTAATGTAAAGCGGCGTCATTGCGTAGCCTGGACGGTTATTTGCGCCAACCGGAATAAAGTCTTGAATAATGTTAACCATTTTCATCTCTCCTTATTTCGTCAGATTATTGTCCCTTAACAAGTCGCGCTGTTTTTTCCCTTTTTCTGTTACATAGTTGTTTTTAAACCAAGCGGCAAGTGTCGTTCCAATTGTAAATGTGATGGAACCGGCTGAATAAAGAGCGTCAGCGAGCTGATTGACCTGCTCCTCCTGAATGTCCAATGGTGATTTGCCGAGCATCAGCATGGTCTGGTTGATTAAAGCAATTAAAAGAAGCACCGTCCTGATGACCGTGCCCTTGTCAAACGTGTTCATGAAAATCCCCCTTTAATGCTGCAGCAGGCTGTACATAATGGCGATGGCTCCGCCAATGATGCCTGTAGACACTGCCGTAATGATGGCACCTGTGATGGTGCGTTTAATCCACGTGGTGTTTTCTTCAATTTTGTTTAATTTTTCGTTCAGCGTCATGATTTGCTGGTCTTGCCGGTCAGACACGCGTTCTAATGCGGAAACCCTCTGCTCAAGTGCTTTGTGCTCGCCTTTTATGTCTGCTAAGTCCTGCTGAAACACATTCACATCTGCCTCTTGCTGCATTATTCACTCCTCCTTCACATGCAGATCACCTCCCTTCCGAGGGCCGAGACTGTTATGAAACCGCGGTCCCTTTTACCGAAAGAGTACCGCCGGTGATACTGATAATCTCCATGATGATCTCCTTAAACCCTTTAATATCAAAGGCCCATGCCTCAGCTTTTCCTAATGTACTGGAGGCAGTGGTAACATCATCAGTTTTCACGCCTCTGATCGGCAGTTTCTGTCCTGACACCGATTTGCCCCAAAATTTGACTTCGCTCATTTCTGCTGTGCCGTAGACTTCAACGAGTAAATGCGCGGCACCGTCAACAGGTAAAGCAGCCCCCTCGCCGGCGGACTCTGCATTTTCATGAAAGACAAAGTCAAATGTTTTGCGAGCCTCGACTTTCAGCCGTCCATCGTGTGTTTGATTCTCCGCAAAGTCAATCTGTAAAGGCATTTTTCCATTGACACGCACATCCATCTCACCCGCACCGACTGATTGGTATAATACAAACTCAGATTGCTGAAGATTCCCGTTCACATAGCGGAAACGGTAATAGCGTTTAGAAAGATATACCCAGTCCATCGCTGTCAGGACACCTGCTGCGACATTAACTGCTGCTGTCGTTGTCCAAACATTGTTATTGTCACTTTCTTCTATAAAGAGCGTACCTTCACGATCTGCATACGCCCAGCCCTTCACTTTCGAAATCAGAACTGCGCCAAGCCTGTCCTGCCCGAGCTGACTGTATGCCTCAGTAGCCTTTAAAGCAGCATTTGTTAAAATCTCCGCTACGCCTGACAAATTCGAAACAGGTGTCACAAAATCATTTTTCCCTCCTCGATAGGGCTTTACAGCGCCGGCTTTTCCAGCCTTATCGAGAGGAAATTCATATTGATACTTCACCATCTTCATCCTCCTTTGATCTAAAAACAGGCAAAATAAAAAAGCCTTACATGGCTTTACCGGTAATTTCTTTATACTGGTCAGCTGTGATCAGCTTTTTGTTCACACCCTCTGCCAGATCCTCAATTGAACAGTCTTTATATGCTAATGCTTGTTTTACCATATCTGCTGTCGCCCACTCATAATAAAGGGCTAGCACCCAATAATTCATTCGGCAAGATCTCCTTTCAAGGAAAGTAATGATAGCTTTATATCCGCCAGCTCGCTTCCCAAAGTTTTGTTCAGCTCTTCAAGCTGCTTGCGTGCCAGCTTTTCTTGTGACAATTCTTGAGCGAGAAGCTCCACCTGATCAGGCGGCTCGTACGGCGGGTTTTTTTGCAGCTCTTCCCACCAGGTTTCGAGTTCTTTTTGTGTTGGGATTGGGGCGCGCAGGTTCCATTCAGCTATATAAGACCCTTCCCCATCATTCTGAACGATAAAATCTTTTGTTGGATCTGCATTGGGGTATTTATACATGATTGCTTCTGCGATCATCGTTTTTCCTCCTATACTTATACTGTAGGATAGTTAAGCCCTCCAAGTTCTTGAATGTCTATATAGTTGTATGCCTCGTTATAATCGGATACACCTCTTCTATCATCACCGCTATAATTGCAATAGCAATAGATTTCTATATAATCACCTTTGTTCATAGGAACGGTTACAGTACCATTTAAGTCAAGGTTCATTTCACTTTCCTTATCATTAAAGTCCCCCCTCAAATGGTCAATTGGTTTATACAATGATCCATTTAGATAGAGTTTCAGATGAAAATTGATGTAAGCCGGTGTATTTATCATATACAGCCCCACTCCTACTAAAAACATTCCATCATTAGGAGCAACGAATCTACTATTTTTTGTATCAAATGCATTGTGACTATCTTTTCTTTTGCGGTTAAATTGAATTTTTGTGTGGGCTTTTTTATCCAAATACTGTATGCCTGTAGTTCCTATATTTGCATGAGCAAATCCAGAAATTTTATGCCAAGCTGTCCAGCCTGACCCACTCCACCAATGCCTTATCCATGTACCAGTACTATCAATGTAACTGCCAGATTCATTTCCAGTGCCATAAAAATATTGAACAAATCTAAAATCACTGTGTTTCTCATTTTTCACGAAGCCGTAACGAAGCGGGTAACCGGTATTATTTCCTTGACCAATATCTATTAAAGTTAATCCCTGAGGATACTCATCCCCTCCAGTTCTAGCATCTGTTATTGCATCAGAGCCTGAAAGTTTGGTTAATTTTTGATTTGTATAATTTGTATCTACATAGGTTTTAGCATCAGCTAAAGCTTTGTCTGCTTTTGCCTGTGCTCCTTGTGAATTTTCAATCTCCATCCACGGAGTCCATTCTTCTGAATCTTGCTTTTTATTTCGGATAAATTTTCTTCTATTGTCTGGAATAGAAGCTGTTTCTCCCGAATAAGTAGTAAATTCTTGATACGGATAGGTACCAACATTATATACAAGCAAATACCCATTTCTATTAATAGGAGCATTTAATTCAGTCGTAGAAGAATAAATATAATAAAATCCTGTTTTAATTATATTATTTAAATCTTCATTGTAGAATTTTCCCAACGTTCCATCATCTTGAGTCAATTTGAAAATCTGACTGTTATTCCACTTAGTTTTATCGTTCTGCGTGACATGGATTTCCGTGTTATTAGCATGACTGTCCGTATAAAGCTTTGCTGTATTTAAAACAGTTTCTAGTTCATCTGATGAAGGGATCGTAATAAACTCAGTCCAGCCTGTGCTATCATACCAGTGACGAATAAATATTTTCTTTTGACCTGCGTTTCCGGCATAAAAGAAAAACTGTGCAAATCGATATATGCTCGATTTTATATTCAGCACTTCACCAAATTCATAGGGATAACCTGTAGACCCTTGGAGAATACTGACGGTGGTAATACCGATTGGATAATTGTTACCTGAATATGCTGCATCTTGATACAGTGACTCATCAGCAATTTTATTGATATTTTCACTTTTTAATTCTTCTGAAGTAATCAGCCGCTTCCATCCTCTGAACTCACCGTCAGTATGAACCATTCCGATCCACATGGTCACTTCATAGCTTTGGTAAGCAACAATTGTTTTTCTGCTGCTCTCCCCCTCTATGACATCATAGTTATACCAAGCATTATCTCCTTCAACTGGGTTGTTTACTATATTTTTACCTAATGCATAATAAAAACCGGTTGATAATGATAGAATATCTGTCCCATCAGGTACCCTAGTTCTTCTACCATTATCTTTGGTCAATTTTTTGAGTTGAGCACCATTCCATTTCACACGTTCATCATTAGTGATATGAATGTTGCTATTACCAATATGTTTGTCTATATAATTTTTAGCATTTTCCTCAGCCTGTTCAGACTTACTCTTAGATCCTGCTTCTGTCTCGAATGATACCCATTCGGACCACACTCCGCTCGTTAATGTTTTTCTCCAAATTCCCCCGTCATTTGTCATAGCAATCGCTTCCCCGTCGTTTTCGGAAAAGTATAAATAAATGCCTTTCGTTGATTGTGGAGGTGTATTCACTCCTGTATTTTCTGTGTGAAAAGTAAATGACTTCCTTTGCTCAGCAGCTGCTTTGTTAAAATCTTGTCCATTGTCTATGTTGATAAAGACTGAGCCATCATTTTTTGTAATCTTCGATAACTGACCCCCATTCCATTTCTCTCGCTCTTCCTCTGTAACATGCCGCACCTGATCTTGCTCATGCTTGTCAAAATCCTTCTTCGCCGCCTGCTGCACATTGTCCACATTCCCCAGCCCGATTTGCGCCTTTGTTGTGTTGTGGGGGTTGTTCATGTCGTTTTTGTGGGCAGCCATGTCTGTGTGGGCGTCTTTTATGCCTTTTTCCCAGCGGTTGACGTCATCTTCGTTGATGGGGTCGTCCGGAAGCCAGTCTGTTTTTTCTTCGTATGCCATGTTTACACCACCTCAAAAGTAAATCTGAAATCAAGTGTTCTGTTTTCGCTGACGTCCAGGTCAGTCTTTCTCTCTGTGATGATGTTGCCCAGCTCGTCAAAAATTTGTACCGTTTCGATATGCTTAATGTCTTCCTCACGTTTTGTCAGAACGGTGACGGTCGCACCGTCAATGGCGAGCTCTACTATTTCTGTTTTTTGGCCGTTGAGCAGCACGTGATCGATTCTGCTTTTTAGATCAGCCGCTGTACGTTCTCTGTATATGGTTGAAATCAAGTTAAAACCACCTCATTGTTGTTAAGAGTGACAGAATAACCGATCTTGAGTTCACTGGCCGTTCGGTATCTGCGGTGATTCAGGATGACTGTATCTTTGATTTGCAGCGTCTCATTCAATCCGCCTCTGAGCGTATACGCCAAATGAGCGGGTTTCATGTTTTCTATCGCTTCGATCAGCTCATTCATGTGCTGGAGGTCATCAACATTGATATCCACGTTAAAGCGGTATTCACCGGGAAGCAGGCGGACCTGTGCAGACGGGTTTTTCAAGAAACGGTTTACCGCCTGCTCAATGGCCCTATATGTGATTGGCGGGATGTTCGACATTTTGGAAATGAGCCGCAATCGTCTGATCTCATCTGTGTCGCCTGATTCACGCGGTACGTTTAAAATCTTTTCCCAGCGGCTGAGCCCCCATGTCGCCGTCGGTACGAATAACTGATCCGTCAGATCAAATATGCTGTTATTCTGTTTATCAAACTCAGGCGCTTCCGCTTTCAGCAGCTCGGCCATTTCTTTAAGGCTGGTGAGAAACGGCGGCAGATAAGCTGTCATGTCATCTTGTTTGCTCAATAATCTTCACCTGCCCAAGCTTAGGAATTTCCACGTTGCTCAGCACCAGATTTTCAGACGTGCCGTTGATTTGAATATTGGAGTAGTCACTGACTGATGGTGAATTATAGACGATATTGTTAATTTGAGAAAGGCGGATAACGTTGTCTTCAAACGCCATTTTTTTAAAGAGGTTTAAAACGCCTTCCTCAATTTCCGACTTCACTTCATCAATTGAGTGATTGATCTCAGGCAGCACTTCGGCAGAAATCTCAACTTCCTTCCAGACCGCGCTTTCCACCGTGACAACGGCTCCGATTGGCGCCTGTCCCTCTCCCTGTCCTGGTTCAGGGTCGATATAATCTTTCACTTTTTGAATTAAAATAGGAGAAGCGGGCTCAAGATTCGCATTGGTGACGACAATTTTGACCGTGCCTTCACCGTTCCAAAGCGGGAAGATCTTTGCCTTTCCCACACCGTCCACTTCCTCAGCCCACTCTTTATAATGCATTTTATTGGCACTGACGGCCTCACGCCGAACCCTTGTAAAATACCGTTCTCGCAAGCTGTCATCTCCCTCTTCCTCGCGCCCCGGAATCAGGATTTCTTTGACAATGGCCGTTTCTAAACCGGGAATGGTATCCAATGACAGTAAATTGCGTCCGGTCAGATTGGCGTTTCCCGCTTCACCAGGTGTTTCACAGATGAGCGTCCCGTCTGCCGTATATTGAAAATAAAGATTATCCACGTAAAAGCGGGAGCCGACAGGAATAGTAACTCCAGATGTAAACTCTCCCGCTCTGACCGCCTTTGTCGCGGCTGTCCGTTCAATTCCCGCTTCCGCTGCACGCCTGTCTAAAAATTCTCCTTGTGCGGTATCAGAAAAAACGAGCTCAAGCACAGTATCCAGCCATATATAAGACTTCGCAAGCTCGGCTGCCGCCGGGGCTAACGCATTATAAATGACGCTCCCTTCTCTTGTGTCAATATCTGCGGAAATGCTGTTCAGCATTCGCTCCATAATATTTTCAAAGGTCTGATCTTCAAACATGTTCGCCAATCACCTCCTCAATCTCAAGCGTCCCTTCATCCGTCTCCACCACAAAGGACACATGAAACGCATCGCCTTGTTTTTCAATCTCAAAATCTGTTACAGCCGATATCCGGTCATCATAAACCAGCGCCTCTTCTATCAGCCTCGGGATCTCCATCTTTTTATACGCATCAGTCGTCTCATGATCTGTCAGCACGTCCTGAAGCTCATTTCCGACATTATGGCTGTATATGGAATATGCATAGCGTTCTGTCTGTAAGGCGATATACACGAACTGCCTGATCGCTTCAAGCCCAGTAATCAGCTCATTCGTAATTCTTCCGTTTTCAAAATCTATTTTGTACGTTTGCGAGGTTTCAATGATTTCGCTCTCATCTTCAATATCTTCAAACTCCACTTCTGGTGTCAGGGCCATGATGCCCACTCCTTTTACATGCTAAATAAAAACCCCTTCGTACTGAAGCGGTTTGTCTATACCTTATCTAAAATAAAAAACGATTGCCCGCCAGTCAGAGCCGCGGTCATGAGGCGATCCCCCGGCTCGAGTGCATCGTCTCCTCCGGACTGCATTCGTTTTGGGATAATGATGGCGTCTCCCGGTATGATCAGTTTGCTGTTTTCTTTTAATTTGATTTCCACAGGAGAAACCGAAACAACTTCAGCCGGGAGCAGTTCCACCGGAGACTCAGCGTCAACTGCGCCGACTGCCAAATGTTTTATAGCCTCACTTAATCTCATCAGGATACTCCTTCCGGCATCGTATTCTTTTCGACAACATCGATCGTCATCGTATGTTTCGTTCCTTTAAATTCATGCCGGTCCGTATCTACCCAATAGGTTTTCTTGATGCCGGCCTCTGGAATCGAAATATAGACGGGCAAGCCGCTCTGCACTTCCGGGATGCCCACTGCCTGAATATTTTTCAGTTCTTTTTTCACACCCTTTTTTTCAGCAAGGCGTACATCTGCCCGCTGCTGAAGCTGTGCCTGGTTGATGTCATCCGTGACCGTTTCCGTATATTGAAGCACACCGTATTTATTTAAGCCTGAACTGTCCTTAGCAGAGGCTTTATATGTCTTATTGTCCTTTTGCCGGCGAAGCACCACCCGAGTAGCAGTGTCGTTTATAGAAGTGCTGTATTGGTAGCCTGTGATATTGACGCCCGTTTCAAGCACCCATACCTCTGACGGATCTGGCCAAGCGCGCAGACCGAGCTTTCCTTTTTCCGAATACAGCTGGTAATGTCGTCCTGTCTGGCTTTTCGTCTGTTTCAGCGCTTTTAATATGATGTCATACAATGTCGTATTATTTTTAATGACAAGACTTTTGATCGTATGGCCTGTGTTCGCGATCGAGGTTGTCGGTATCTGGAAGTCACTAGCAATCCTTCTGATGATCTGGTCGGCCCGCTGATTGGAAAACACGTACATATCCTGGTTTTTGACCAGGTACTGCAGCATGTCATAAGCGCTGAAGGCAAGCGTATGCTCGTCCGGGGTTCTTGCAAAAACAATGCCCCGAAACAGCTCTTTTCCCTTCCATTTAAACAAGACCGTATCTCCTTCTGAGACACTGTAATACGTCTGGTCGCCCTGCTTGGTGACGATGGTCGCTTCAATGGAGCGCGGCGCCTGATAACGATGGCCTTCAAGCGATACGCTTTCTGCAACCAGCTCAAGCCACTCTGTGTCTTTAATGACGAACAGTTCTATCATCATACATCACCTGTTTCATTGCGGTATCTTTAATTTTTGGCCGGGAAAAATCCAGTGGCCCGGCTGCCTGATGTTCCGTTTGCTTCGTTTGATCATTGCTGTTTTATTGGCGTTCCAAATTTTGCGCCATTGAGTGCTGTTCCCGTAAAATCTGCCTGCAATGTCCCATAGCGTGTCTCCCTTTTTCACTGTGTACGTCTTCGGCGCAGCCTTCGACGGACGTTTTGCCTTTGTTTTTTTCTTCTGCTTGATTTTCCGCGGGGAAGCGGTTTTGTATTCTTTTAATACAATATCAAAATCCCGATCTCCTATTTCATTGTCTCCCTCACTATATTTAAGGCTTTCAATACTGCATGTCATATTGATTTTTGTTCCCGTAATTAAAAATTGAACAGGCTTTTTTGCCTTCATCCATTTTTCAATTTTCGCAATGGCATTTTCCGGAGACGGGAGATTTTGATATTCAGCTATCGGCGTATACTTTTTTGGAAAAAAAGAAGAAAATGAAATTTCTTTTGCTCCGGGTTCTTCAATAAACGTTAGTTCACCCAATCCCGTTATCTTTACTGAGTCATTTTGTACACTATTCGCTATATCAATCGCTTCAGGAAGAACAGGGAATCGCAGCTTTTCTTTCCCCTGTGATATCCAAAATTCATAGATAGACTTAGTCAAAAGCCACGACCCCCTTTGTTCCGGTGTTAATGTCATTTTGTAATTCATCAAGTAATGCCTGCTTGATTTTCGCAACCAGGCCATCAGCATCCTGTCCATTATGGAAATGCTGATCGCCGTTAAACTCAATCTTTATTTCTTTCGTTCCGGCTGTTTGTATCGTTTGCCGTGTACCGGATGTAACTGCTGAAACTTGTCCTGAAGAAAGCTCAGACTGCTGGGATTGAGACGGATCTGTCACTTCCATACCAAGAGCTTGCGCAGCTCTCTGAAGGAGGTAGCGGCCGCGGATGCCTCGCTCCTCCGGAATGATCCATTCCCGCTTGTTTCCTTCTCCGACACGGGCAATTTGTTCTTTTGTAATCAGCCCGCCGTTTGCGTAACCGACATACGGTCCGCCATGATTCAGGCTTTTAATACCCGGCACATTGTTGATTGATCCATATCTGCTTTTAATATAGCCGATCGCAGCAGCTGCGTTGTGAATCGGGTTTTTAATGTTACCCATACCCGGTGCTTTATGGTCATTAAAGGTGCTTGGGATCGTCTGCATCAGCCCTTGTGACGGATGCCCCGCTTTTGCGTTGCTGTCCCACAAGTTAATTGCATTCGGATTGCCTCCGGATTCATACTGCGCAATCGTCATGAGTCCCGGTAGCCAGCTCATCGGTGTCTTGGTGGCCATGAGAGCAGCCATAATCCATTGTTTTACGTTCCCGCCCATGGCTCCCATTCCGGAATAGGCAGCTGCCAGTGATCCAGCTTGCTTTTCAGCATATTTTTTCACATCGACAGAATCCAGACCTTTTACAACACCAACGGAGGCAAAACGCCCTAAGCTCATCATGACACGGGAAGGTGAATGAATATCTAGCTCCTCACGGAAAGCCTGCTCCACTCTCTTGGCCATATCCTTTGCTGCTTGTTTTACTTCACTGGATTTAGAATTCATGCCTGTCACAAAGTTTCCGATCAAACCGGAGCCCCAGCTGTTCGATGTGTCTTTTGAACGCAGGAACGGTTTGTCAACATGTGTACTCACATACTGTGCAGTCCCTGTTTGGGTTGAGTTTTGTCCTTGCGCAAAGCCTTTGACCGTTCCTGTGCCCCATGAAGACGATTTGTTCACAGTGGCTTGGTACGGCGTTTTAACTTTTGATTGCAAAAAGCCGTCCGTTCCGGTTGCAGTGCCGTTTTGACCCTTGGCATACCCGCTTACCATTTGTTTACCGTAATTTGGTGAAGCAGAAATCATTTGTGTAAATGGCGTATTGATGTTTTTCTTTTTCCAGTCTTCCATTTTGACCGGCTGATCGCTGATGCCTTTACCAAAGCCTTCTGAAAATTGCTGTCCGAGTGTGGACGCTTGGCCTGTAAGATTTGCAGTGTTCATTGCTGGGGAGGCTGAGCCTGATAGAGGACTGACAGCTGCTCCTCCTGAAACAGATGCTGGACTTCCGCCAGAAGACGAAGCTGCTCCCATGTCGTCTACAACTTGCATACCCAGCTTAGACGCCGCTTGTGAAAGAAGCATCTTCCCCCGGCCTCGGTTGTTATCAACCGGGATAACGAATTCCTTGCCGGCTTCACCGATCCACGAGATGGTTGGTTTGGTGATGTAGCCGCCTGTGGCATTTTTATCCGGATCCTTACCTTTATTCGGATCACCGCCGCCGGTTACAAAATTAATTACTTTACTAGCTACGCCGCCAGCTTTATCCCAGATTTGCTTCACCCAGCCGAACGCTTTAGAAAAAGCATCTGAAATCTCTTCTCCCACCTTTGTAAGAGGTTCTTGAATATTCTTTTTAAACCAGCCGCTCAGGCCTTTCCAAATGTTCTTAACGGTGTCTATCGCTTTTTTGAAAGCATCTGAGATTCCCTTACCTACATCTGAGACTGTATTTTTGACCGGGTTCCAAACTGTATCCATGAACCATCCCGATACCGTACTGAAAACACTCTTAATCTTATTCCAAGCACCGGTCATTTTATCCCAGATTGTAGTTGCCGCTCCTATTACAGCAGATTTGACTGGCCCCCACACATTACTCATAAACCATGAAGCAACTGTACTGAACACATTTTTAATTGTCGTCCATGCATTTACGATTTTAGACCATATTGCTGTTGCTACACCCACAACTGCTGATGAAACCGGCGTCCAGACATTGTCCATAAACCATGTTGATACAGTACTGAATATCGTTTGGATCGTTGTCCAAGCATTCACGATGTTGGACCATATGCTTGTTGCTACACCCACAACTGCGGTTGACACTGGCGTCCAGACATTATCCATAAACCATGTTGATACAGTTCCCCAAGTATCCTGAATGGCTGACCAGGCATTTTGCGCACCCTCTGTGATGCTGTTCCATGTATCTTCTAGAGCGCCGGCATCAATTGCCTTGCCTAAACTTTCACCGCCGAAAGTACCGGCAATTCCTCCTACAACACCGCCAATAGCAGTCCCGACTCCCGGCACAACGCTTCCAATAGCCGCTCCTGCAGCGGCTCCTGCTAAACCTCCGCCGGCTGAACCTACTTTTTCACCAGCATTATTCTTATTGATACCGGCTAAGTCAGTAAGGGACAGTATTTCGCCTAATCCCGGTATTCCTTTTGCGGCTCCTTTTAAGCCCTTCAGTCCGCCTTTTAAGCCTTTTGATTCACCCAATGTTTTCAGAAGGCCTGAAAAACCTTTGCCTGATGCTCCTTTAGCAGATTTAGGTGTATTCACAGGATTTGTTTTATTCCCTTTTGTTGATGAACCGTTTCTATTTTTGACTTTTTTGCTTTTGCCTGTACTGATTCCGGCACAGCAGCAACCACATGCCCCGCCCCATTTGCCGCCTGACTTTTTCGATTTTGAACCTGAAGATTTTAGGTTCATAGAAGGTTTTTTAGTGCGGTTTGAATTGTTAGAAGTTGAGTTCTTTGTATTGGCTTTTGAAGCTTTTTGTTTGCCTTTGCTTCCGCTGGATTTGCCGCCAAACAACCCGCCAATATCCAGATTCCCCAGCTTCTCAGCAATGCCTTTTATAATTTTTTCAAAAAACTCTCCCACTTTTTCAATAATTTTATCAGGGCTGAATTTCTCGAATTTCTTGGCGATTTTTGAAACAATGTTATCAACAAACTTTTCTGCTTTATTAGCGATTTTATCCGGGTTCAGGAAATTAAATTTCTCTGAAATTTTGTCAACAATATTTGTTACAAAGTCTTCCGCTTTAGTAATAATGGCGTCTGGACTGAATTTGCTGGCTACATCATCTGCTTTTTTCATAAAGGAATCTGTAAACTTGTCAAGCTCGTTAAAAATGGTTTCCGGGCTGAATTTACTTACGACATCGTCCACTTTTTTCATGAAGGTATCTGTAAACTTGTCAAGCTCGTTAAAAATGGTTTCCGGGCTGAATTTACTTACGATATCATCCACTTTTTTCATGAAGGAATCTGTAAACTTATCAAGCTGCTTAAAAATCGCTTCTGGACTGAATTTGCTGGCGATATCATCCACTTTTTTCATAAAGGAATCTGTAAACTTGTCAAGCTGCTTAAAAATCGCTTCTGGACTGAATTTGCTGGCGATATCATCCACTTTTTTCATAAAGGAATCTGTAAACTTGTCAAGCTGCTTAAAAACCGCTTCTGGACTGAATTTACTTGCAATTGCATCCACTTTACTCATGAACGATGTTGTGAATTTATCCAGCTGCGACAAAATCGTTTCTGGACTGAATTTCGTCGCAATTGCGTCCACTTTACTCATGAACGATGTTGTGAATTTATCCAGCTGCGACAAAATCGTTTCTGGACTGAATTTACTTGCGATTGCATCCACTTTACTCATGAACGATGTTGTGAATTTATCCAGCTGTGACAAAATCGTTTCTGGACTGAATTTCGTCGCAATTCCGTCCACTTTACTCATGAACGATGTTGTAAACTTATCCAGCTGTGCCAGAATCGTTTCTGGACTGAACTTCGATGCAATTGCGTCCACTTTATTCATGAACGATGTTGTAAATTTATCCAGCTGTGGCAAAATCGTCTCTGGACTGAACTTTGTTGCGATTGCGTCCACTTTACTCATGAACGATGTTGTGAATTTATCCAGCTGCGACAAAATCGTTTCTGGACTGAATTTCGTTGCAATTGCGTCCACTTTACTCATGAACGATGTTGTGAACTTATCCAGCTGCGACAAAATTGTCTCTGGACTAAACTTTGTGGCGACTTCATCCACCTTATTCATGAACGATGTCGTAAATTTATCCAGCTCTGTTAAGATTGTTTCCGGGCTGAACTTTGTGGCGATTTCATCCACCTTTTCCATGAAAGAAGCAGCAAATTTGTCCAGTGCTGTCAAAATCGTTTCTGGATCAAACATGCTCGCAATATCTCCTGTATTTCCTCCTGATGAAGGCGCTCCTTTCTCGGAGGGACCTGAGCTTCCCATGCTGTCAATTCTTTTCTGCAATGAATCCAGCTTATTTGACACCTTGTCATTAATAGCGAGCTCAAGTTTGTTGTCTTTTCCTGTTAAGGCATCAATACCAGCAGAAATACGACCGACTGTTTTCATGACGTGATCAATCACGCGTATCGTAACAGAGTAACCATTTTTAAGTGCAGTTTCCATATAGCGCTGTATTTTTTGCACAGCCGGCAACACTTGATCTTCTGCACTCAGCATAATCGTAAAGCCTTTAAAACCTGCCACGAGCTCTCTTAATCGTTCAAACTTTTCGGTTGCTTGGTCACTAGCATCTATTTTAATAGATACAGATGACGGCAATCCCTGCAATTGAACATTAACCTGCTGAATGATACTGCTAGCTTTATCCTCAGTTGAAATGGAGATCATTTGGGCGCCAAGCTTTTTCTTTAATGATTTTTGTATGCGATCAATTGTCCTTAATACAGTTTTGCTTTCTTTTCGTACATCAATAGCGCTTTTTCGCTGCACCATTTTTCTATATTTTTCAAGTGCTCTAAACCCATTCTGGATCTTTCTTAACTTTTTACTTACACGGTCTTCCATTTCAAACCTTGCTGTCAGCTTTGCCAATTACGATGCCCCTCCTTTCTTTGCTTGTTTTTCAAGGAGATCGAGCTTATATCCGATCAGTCCATACAACAGCGCTTTATAGTTTCTGGGCGCTTCGTAGAGCGCTAATAAATCTGATGGAGAATAATGAAGCTCGTGCATCGCATAGTAGAGATACACGGCTTCTTTATGCCCATCCTTGATTAGTTTTTTGCTTCTTCTTCCAGATCCTCTAATTCATCTTCAAATCCATTAATCTCAATCGCTTTGTTTAACCAGTTCGCATACTCGCCTCCAACTGAGAGCACGCGTTTCGCAACTTCTACCGGGTCAGCCGTTTTGTAAGCTTCTCGAAGCTCTTTTGAACGGAAGTCCGGATAAACGGTTGATTCAACTGCGATTCGGGCATAAAAGCGTTGGCTGTCTAAATCTTTTACACGGCCTCTGCCTTTGACATTTTTATACGTTGTTGTTTCTTTCTCCAATTCATCAATGCGCTCCGTCGTGATCGCTTTAAAAATAAATGGCACGATGTTCCCTTTTTTATCAACAAAACGCTTTGAGATTGGCACTTTGATTTCCTCAGCTTCAATTGTTTTTCCCGGCATAAAAAAGGAAAGATCATATACGTTTTCGTTCTTCTCGCTCATGTAAAAAACTCCCTTGTCTATTGTTTAGTTTGATCCTGTAAAAAAACAGACCTTTCTGAGAAAGGTCTGCGTATGCGCCTTTTATTAAAACGTGTCAGACAGCTTTTCAGGGACGTCGAAGTCTTCGAATGTAAATGGAACTTCTTCCTCTAACGCTTCTGAATCGACATCAAGGCTTGCGATTTTGGCAGAGTCAAAGTTGACGTCGTACAGCGTGACTCGCTCTGTGCCCCGGCCTGAGGATTGATCATCCAGCACGGCTTGGAGTGTGAAGTATGGGTCGCTGCCTTTTTTGACATAGTCCATCATCAGGATCACGAATTTTGATGTGACTTTATAAAACGTTGCTGTTCCAGTTCCGTTTGCCCCTGTTGTTTTATGGCCTGTCATGCGGCGGCCCATAATGTTGACTTCGGATTTGTTTTTCTCAACGTTTGCTTCAAATGTTTTGATGTGCGCCATTTCCTCACCATCGAGAAATAAGCGGCCTTCTTTTCCTGAGATTGTGTTTTGTGCTTTTAATGCCATATTAGTTTACCTCCACATTAAAGTAGAATTTTTCTGCTGCATCGACAGGCTGTACAGCCAGGTCAATCAAGAAGCCGTCACGATCTTCATTCATTGAAATTGTGATATCTTCATCGGAATCAAAGCCAGTGATGCCGCCTGCATCCTGAAGTGTTGTCATGTATTGCGTGATCATCGTTTTTACATACTGCAGTCCGTCTTCAGATGCCGGGATATCGCTTCCGCTGCCTTTTCTTGATTTAATTAAGGCTTTCAGCTCGCGTGTTAAATCATTATTCACAGCATCCAGGACACGAACGATTTTGTTTTTCGCAAATTTCTTGTTTTTCTCAGCTGTGAACGTCACGAGTGAGTTAATGTCCTTTTCTACACTGACGGATTTATCGCGGGCGTCGAATGTGAATAAAAATTCACCTTTGCCCAGACGTTCAACAATCGTATCGTGGTCGAGGCGGTGTAACACATCAACGGCGCCTTCGTACTCTACAAATGTGAGTGATTGGTTAAAGGTTGCTCCTGCACTCGCTCCAGCTACCCAAGCTGTTGCTTTGTCCGGTGTAACTTCCGTGCCATCTTCAAGCAGCACACCCTCTGTTACGTTGATGATGCCTTCATAATCACCAGCATAATTGGCTGTGACGCCTTGCACTTTTTGTCCTTGGCCGTCGCGAAGGCGTTTAATGAAAGCAGCAAACGTCGCCTTCAACTGGTCACCTTCTGCAACAGGCAGTGCAATCACATCAAAGCTCTCCGTTTCAGCCGCGGCTAAGAAATCTGTATAGTCAGAGTTGACAGGGGCTTTATCCGTACCGCCAGATAAACGGATTCCCGCGGATGCATTCAGCGTCTCAGCTGCAGTGTCTCCTTCTGATCCAGTGAGAGGAATCGTTGAAGAAAGATCGCCTGTTCCGGTAAAAGTGACATAGCCGTTAGCTGTTAATTCTTCAGCCTTTTTGACAGTCTGTTTATCAACCTCTGATTCGTCCATATATGTTGTCACATCGAAAGAATCAGCATCCAGCACATTTTGATTGATGCGGATGATAATGTCATTTCCTTTTGTTCCGCCATATACTGCAGTTGCTTTGACGCCTTCAGCAATATCAGCAGACGCTCGGACACCTTCGGTTAGACGGTACATCAATACCGTTTTCGCATTTTTCTTCGCTTCACGCAGCAGCAATAAAGACGGGTCATCAATGCTGAGACCCACTTTTTTGTTCAGGTCTTCAACGCTGGAAATGGAGACGAACGTTTTCGCTTCGCCCCAGCTTGATGCGACCGGAAGTGCGACTGTTCCCCGTTCACTGAGTGATACCCGCTCCTGTGCCGTCGTTTTAAAGTTAAAATAAATGCCTGCACGTTCTTTTTCTTTGCCTGTTGTAAATGTTCCGCCATTCATGATGACATGACCTCCTTGGTTAGAAATGTTTGAATCAATTGGTTGGCTTCTGATTTCGTCATACGTGGTTGATCCACGCCAAATAAAGCCCCCTGAAGAATATCCGGCTTAACGCCGAACAGTTCCTTCGCGTGCTTAATCAAATCCGCTGTATCAAATAGAGCTTCCCGGCTCTTTGTATGTACAGCCTTCTTCTGTTGTTTGTCCTTTGACACCGTTTATTTCACCCCGCTGTTCATGTCGATATCCTGTAAGACAGGCTGTTCTGTTTTGTGATAATAATATCGGCTGCTCCACCTGATCACCATGGCCGCCTCGCCCCTGTCTCCTACCCTTGTCTCGATTTGGGAGATGCGAACCATATCCCCCGTCTTCTCGCCGGATTCACTCAGCAGCGGAATCATATTTCTCGCTTCTCTTATGGCATCCGCGAGCCTGTCCGCTTCATCCAGCGCCTGAACGGAGTCCAGATGAAACAGTTTTACATTGAGACTGTAGGTTTTTTTAAATGTGGAGACCGTATCTGTTTCCTCGAAAACAGATGGTGGCGGGACGTATAACGACGGCACCTGAAAGTGATCAGGAAGCTCGCGTTCATAAATGGGAACAGACCACCGGCTGTACAAAAACGCCATGATCGATCCTGTTTCACTGTTCATCCTGCTCCTCCTTTACAGCTTCTTCAGCCACTGGCGCAGTTTGCTTTCCAGCGATTTTTCAAACAGCTGTTCATATAAAAGCAGTGCATGATCCCAGTAGCTCGTGCCCGGTATCCATTTTCTCTTGAGCGCCATTCCCGTTGAAGCCGCTGGATCATAAATAAACCGTGAGCCTTGAAAACGCCCCGGCACCCATCTCACATCTTGTTTTGACGTCCAATGGCCGTCATTAAGAAATGAGGCGTAATCAAGCTGTGTCCCCACCTCAAGCGAAAGCCCGCCGCTTTGCACAATCCAGAGATTGTCCTCTGCGCCTTTCTCAAAGGAACTGAGCAGTTTTTCTGTATCAATCGTTTGTGCGCTGATGAGTTCAGATTGGACGATCTCCAGAAAATCTTGCCCGCACTCCTCAAGCCACCGGGACGCCTGTCTGGAAAAACCGCCTGAAGCCGCTTCTTTTAATGCCGTGTTCAGCTGTTTCAATCCCGCTATTTTCATAAGCTTTCATCCCTGACTGCGATGACCTCCCAATGATGATGTCTGATCCTTTTCGGCAGCTTTAGTATATATTTATGATTCTCCCAAATGATTTTATCGTTCACGCGGATGTCCGCTGACAACGGAAAATGGACGAGAAAGCTATGATATACAGTTTGATCCGGCTCCTCCTGAATCAGCTGCTGCGTTTTTTCGGTAAAATAACAAGGGACATCTTGTTCATCGGGTGTCTCCGGATATGAAATCACCGGCTGCAGCCTGTCTGCCGGAATCCCAAATCGGCCTGCAGACGGCGCTTGCGCTGCTTCATGATAAATGTCGCAACGGTGAATGAGCATCTGCTTGTAGCTCATAAAGATCTCACCTTCAGTCTGGAGGATTCAGGAACGTAGCCCGGCTTGATAAACTCTTCGAGCAAATGATACACCTCAGGCCGCTGAATCCCGCCTTCTCCGGAAACCGTGTAGGAATAATCCCCCATTTTCTCAGACTGATAGCTTGATGAGGCAGATTCATCGCTGTTGACAAGCGCAAAATACTGGGCAAGCTTTATTAAAGCCAGCTTCACCTTACCGGGCAGCGGATCATACAAGCTGTCTTCAAAGCGGTGGCCCGTGATGAGAGCCGCTTCTGCCTCCGCCTCGATGATATCCTGCGCCAGCAGCTCTTCCGGCCTGTTTTTCACCCGATCATAGACCGAATAGGAGGCTACGTCAGTCGGTTCAATGAGCATGAGCTGACCACCTCGTTTCTATTATTCTTTTACGTTAATTAATTTCGCGCAGGCATCCTCTTCCTCGAACTTGCTGTCCAGCTTGGCCGTTAAGACAATAATGAATTTACGGGAGCGGATGTCTTTGTCGACTTCAATTCGGATATTGCGGGAGAAGCCGAGAATGATATTTTTCGGATGTGTGAGAATGATATCAGAAGCGTCATATTGCGCGTCTCCCTCACCGACTGTGTATGGCTGAATATTGGATACCCCTTTGACCGGCACGCCGAATGCTGTTGACAAGCCGCCCTGAACAGCCTGGTCCCCAAGGTTTGTCTGGCGGTCTGCCACGCGGTCCTTCCATTCAACTTCTAAGCCGTGAGACGTATAGAATCTGAATTCCTGAGGGATGCGCAAATATTTCGGCGGAACAGCCTTTAAGCCTTTCTTGAATGTCGCTCTGGACAGTTCTTCACCGTTCATGTCAACGATATGGGAAACCGCCTGTTTGCGGATGCCGTCCAGCTGCGCCAGATACGGATCAGCTGATGCTGTATCGCCGTTAACGATCAGCTCTTCAATATCAACTGCTGCGCGCTCTGCTAAAATTTGCATGATCGTCTGCTGCAAGCCGTCTTTTTCAATATTGTTTTCAAGTGTGTCATACGTAATGTTGATTTCCGCAATGACTTCCTTCGTGTTCAGCTGGACCGTGCTTGTCGTTGGAACTGTCAGCTCGTCGTTTGACAGTGCTTTTCCTTCTTGCGCAGCCCGCAGAATACGCTGGCCGAAGCCGATTTTCTCAAATTTTTGCGAGTCATTTTCCATTTGAATCACGCGGGATTCACTGAAAATGGTCGGCGTGTTTTGCACCATGCGGATAAAAGCCGATGCTTGCGCAGGGTTCATGAGCCCGCCGCTTTTTAAAGCAGAAAGCGACATTTCCGCTTTCCGAATGATCTCTTGATTTCTCAATTGATTTCCTCCTCCTTGACTGGTTTTACAGCAGTCCGCTCCAGATTGATTTTTTGACTTGCTCTGTATTGCCGCCCATATCGTCCGCTGTCTGCTTAGACGCGCCTCGCGCTTTTTCCAAAGCCTCGATGCGTTCGATCAGCGGGGCAAGCATGTCTTCAACGAGCTTTTTCAGACGCTCGTCATCACCCGTCTGCTCCGGCTTTTCCTCCGTGTCTGTGTTTTTTTCAATCCGCTCAAGCCGTTTGAGCAGAGGGTAAAGCGCATGCTCGAATGATTCTTTCATGTCTTCTTTTCTCATTTCTTCAGTCTCCTTCCCTGTTTTGTCAGCAAGCATTTGCTTGAATACACTAAAGAACCCTGCTTTTTCGACCGGTTCTTCTTCATACACATCTGCAGTGCCAGCCATGCTGTAGCCGGTGATGATTCCAGCCTTAATCTGTTCCCACACCTCGTCAGACGCTCTTGTCACGAGCACCCATGAGCCCTTTGTAATCCGCTTTGATCCGATCATAAAATCATCGGGCGCCACATAGGACTCGACCACGACGCCGGTTCCACCCTCAAAGCTGTGATTGATATCAATCTCCCGTGCCTCCGCGAGAAAACCGTGCGCCGCTTTTTCAATTTCCTCGGCGGTCATAAAATCGCCGTGGGCATCAGGAACATCAGGCTCATACACGATTCCGTACACGAGCTTTTGTTCATCCTGCTCACTTTTTGTAAACAGCCGAACCTTTTTTTCAAATGACGGAGGTTCGGCTGACTTCGTAAAGAAAAATTCTGTCTGGTTAGCCGCCTTGTCCACATAACTGACAAAGCTGATTTTGGCATTTCTTAATTCTCGCGCCACCTGCTTGATTCACCTCCCTTCAGGACGTTTTGATATCTTCGATGCTTTCTTTCAGCTCCTGCATGAGAGCAGTCAGGTTTGCCTTTTCCGCATCCTGTCCTGCAGGCCGTTTATAGATTTCCTCAGGCCACTCCTCCAGCGTTTTGCCAAGCACCCGCCCCGCAAGATCGCGTAAATCATTCGGCGATACCGCTCCGGCTGTAATAAAAGGACCGAGCACTTTCGCAATCTCAAGCGGATCACGAAAGTCCGGTCCTTTTAATGTCAGCCTGACGTCATGGATATTCAGCTCCGGCAAAAGCAGCGTGTTCAGTTTATTCACGAGCGTTTTTCGCTCCGGCTGAAAGACCTGCTCCTCCGTAATTTTTCTAGCGGTATCAGCTGTCGCCCGGTTGTATTCCTGCGCCTCGCCTGTATACAGAGGCGGGAGGCGGAACGCCGAGCGCAGCTTATTTCTGCTTTTTTCATCGTACTCAAGAAACAAGGCGTCGTTCTGGAGAATTTCCGCCAAGGACTTGATTTCCACGGACACCGGCGTAATATCCTCTCCCCCGTGGAGATCCTTCTCTTTCGCGATTCCTTCCGCTTCAATCAAGAGAAATTTGTGGGCGTTTTCCACGCCTTCAAGATCATTCATGTATTCTTGCAGCTCCCGATAAGAAGCTTCCGACAGCATCCCGTTTTCCACTGTGATCGCAGCGGGGACGTGACGGCCCTGCTTAAAATACATAAAATTGAGCTCTTCCGCTTTTCGCGCTCCGTATAGATTGACGATATTGCCTACCCAGCGCGGCACGCCGTATACGCCGCTTCCGATTTTGAGGTGAATGGCTTCATTCGCTTGATATTTCTCTGCCAATGTGCTCACATATTCACCCGTGCGCATGTCCATTTTTCTCGGATCACCGTATTCTTTGAAAAATACTTTTTTTCCATTGATCATCTGCACATATTTTCGGAAACGTTTTTGCCTTTTGATTCTCTTCACTTTTCCGTTTTCTTCATACATAAAAGATACTTCAACAGGCTCGCCGGCTCCGCATACACGCATATTTTTCACATCTAAATATTCGATGCCAGCCGGTTTTCCCATCCCGTCCCGAAGCACTTCCATAAAGCCATTGCCTGTTTTTTCTCTGTCTTCGATGGCATAGCCTAAAATCATTTCGGCTGATTCGTCAAAATGAAGACATTTATAAAAGGCTTCGAGTCTGGCCCAGTCTTTTTCCGCCCTTTTCTTTTTCGCCTGATCGACGTCAGTGGCGTTAACATCAAACGTATACTCAACATCAAAGCCAAAACCTGTAATATTGACTCTGTACGCATCTATGCATTGCTGAAGAATGGTCGAGTATTCAGCAATGGTTTTGAGCTCGATGATATTGTAGGGCGGTGCGATAATATCCTCTCCGTACAGCTCAGAAAAGTCATCTTCATAGATTTGCTTTGTCTGAGGAGCGGCGGAATTAGCTTTGAATACAGTTGCTCTGACTGTTTGATTGTGCATCATTTATGACCTCCTCCTTTCCCGGTTCGGCCGGATACGTTTGTTTGCTGTCTCTTTCATATCAGCAACCTCATAATCATCAAGCGCATACCAAATAGCAGAAAGCGTATGCGGGTCAATCGTGAATTCATCCTCTATCAGCGCGCCGTTTTTATCTTTGGCATACGTAAGTGTCTTGAGCTCATAGATGACATTTTCACAGCGGTCCGAACAGAAGATTTTTTTGAACCGTTTTACCTTTTTGGTATATTGAAGCCTGGATCCGGGAAACTTTCTGGCTCCAACCATCCGAAAGCCCTGCTGGCGGAAATATTGGATGCTTTTCGGCTCAGCCGAGTCGGCTTTGATCAATTCCTGTGTCTCAATAAACTCACGCAGCTCCTCAGCCGTCCTATCATCTGTCATTTTATTTTGATAATACTCCCAATAAATGTAGAGGTATTTTTTTTCAGGATCTACAGCAAGCCGGACGACGGCATTATAGGATTCCTCGAATCCAAAATCCATACCTGTACGAAAGATTGGCTTGCTGATGGCTGCGATACATTTTTTCACTTGATTATGCGGGAGTACCTCGAACTGCGGCAGCACCCTGATCCCGTTGACGCCGAATCGTCCTTTGCGGGCAATCCGGTACAGGTCGGGATCATACTCTTTGAGTCCGTCAAGCTGTTTCAGATAGCTTTCCGGGAGAAAAAGATTGTCGTTAGCGGTGGAATGATGGTAATACGTATCTCCCTTCACAATCGTCCGCTTTTCGTAAAGTTCACTGTCATCCAGCACAAACCGTTTATTGCGTTCATCCCGAAAAAAATGCCGGTACGTCCAATTGGAGGTGCCGACTGGATTAGTGGTACAGATCATATGAAGCTTTAGCTCAGGATGGCGAAGACGTCCGATTAATTCCTTGAACCCCTCATACTTCACCTCTGAGCACTCTTCAATCCATATTAATGAAATGTTATGAACCGATTTTAATTTTGCCGGATTGTCCATTCCTTTGAACATGATCCGGCTGCCATTGTGAAATCGCAGCTGCAGCGGGGAAGAAAGAGATGCAACAGCCTTTGTGAGACCGAGCTCTTCGATCACCTCTTGAAACAAGGCGAAGGTCGAATCCCGATGGGTATCGAACACCTCCCGGATCACAAGGGCCGTCCGTTTTTCCTTCAGCAGCTTTAGCACGATTTTCAATGCGGTATGATAGCTTTTGGATGAGCCGTAGCCGCCGACAAGAAACTGGTACGTCTGCTCCCAATTGAACACGTAATCTTCGAAATGAGGGTTGATTTCTTTTACAATCATGACTTGCGCTCTTTTCGTTTGATCATAATTTCAATCGGCTCTTGGCTGTCATCTGTTTTCTCCGCTTTTTGTTTGGCAAGCTTCAATTTCTCATTTTCTATTTTTTGTTTAAATTGATCTGGAAACAAATCAAAATATAAGGATAGCTTCTCAAGCGCCTTCATTTTATCTGCAAGCTTGATGGCAATGCCTTCTTTGCCAAGCTTTGCTTCCGTTACAATGGTGCCGTCAACGAGCCCGGAGTCTTTGACATCGACAAAGCTGATTTCCTTCATAATCGGGTTATCATCTTCATCAAACAGCGGACCCGATTTCCCGACAGCCTGGACCTCTTTTTTTCCAAAGGTCACATAGTCCGTAATATCCGCAAACGCGATCTTGATATAAACCTGCAGCACATCCATCGCTTCAATAAACATCTCATTGACCATTTCTTTTTTTATGCGTCTGATTTCAGCAGCGACCTTTTCGTTTTTTAAGAGCCGGCTGCCCGTCACATGAGCGCTGTCCGGAGAATAGCCCGCTTTGATTGCTGACTGTGTGGCATTGAAGCTTTTGACGTAATACAGGCAAAACAGCCGCTGGCGTTCATTTAATTCATCGTTGTCTATAGGGCGCTGTTTTTGTTCGTTTTTGGACGCAGAAAACAGGGCCTCTTTCCATTTGTCTTGTTTTTTCCAGATGCCGATTGTTTTTGCGGAAACACCGATTGTGTCCGCAATCGCCCGATTTGTGATCTTTCCTTGATGTTGTTGATAGATTGCTAATGCTTGTTCGCGCTGTTGTGTTTTCATGCTACGGCATCACCGCCACCTCCAGCATGGTTGTTTATTCATAAAAGCGGCTGATCAGCCAGCCGCTTATGTGTCATGCTATTCACTTATAGGTGGCAAACGTATGACAAGCTTTCATGCAAGTGATCGATTCATTTCTTCCTGCTGTCTTTGCATCTTTACGATTGCACGTTTGATCGTCGTTTGCACTGTCGATTTTTTCACGCCGAGAAGATCAGCGATCCGTTCATAAGAAAAACATTCTACCTTATGCAGCAAAAACATTTCCTTTTCTCTGTCCGTTAACAGGGCTAATGCTTCTCGAATTCTCTCTCTGTCCTCTTCTGATACCTGTCCGTCCGGCTCAAACATCATAGCGCTGGAAAATGATTCGATGATTCTCGGGTCCTTGATCATCAGCCGCTGGTAGGCATCACGCCGGTCAATCGCCCGTCTGATGCCGGGCTGCCTTCCTTTTTCAAGCCACTCTGTTACATATTCAAGATCAGTAATCATATTTCTAATGATTTTTTTATCCTTCAGCTCTTCAGCTGAGAGCACGGATTCATCTGCCTCAGCGAGCGGTTTATATTGGTTTCTTGTTTGTTTGAGCGTTCGTTTATATTCAAATAGTAAGTCTTGCATTCTATGATCCTCCTCATTTTTGGCAAATAAAAAACGGACACCAATCAACGCACAAATGCTGTGCAGTTGATCAGTGTCCGCAGGCTTTCCGTCTTGGACGTATTCTGTTTTCGCTTTAATTTAATTTGTAGCCGATTTCAAATTCCACTCGGGCAAGGTCGCCCTTTCTTGTTTCGACGAGCGTTTTTCCATGCTCGGGCGCTTCTGTGATCCATGCTTCTTGCTTGATGCCATCCACAATAATGACACGGATTTTCCCGTCCTCCAGCTGGCTCTTAAGCGTGACGGAATCGATATGCAGCAGTTTTTTAGGATGAATCATGTTTTATTTCCTCCCCTTTTCGGTGCAGCGCTTGCTTCAGCTTTTTCTAATAGCTGAATGATGCGCTCCTTTGAATGAACAGAATTCCCTTTCAGAAAATCAAGCGCTGCTTTAGACGCTTCCAGCAATTCAGGCGCAGCGGCCATCAAAGCGGCATTGCTTTTTTGCGAATAAGAGCTAAGGTCAAATACAGCGGCAATCAGCCGTCCGTTTGAATATGGGAATCTTTCTTTTTCTTCTTCACTGTAAGCTGAATAAATATAGATCGGTTTCGTATCCCCGCACGGGACAGCACGCCACGGCGCAGGGCTTTTCTCTGCCTGTTTTGTCTTTGCCAACACTTTCACTTCCCGTCGTCCTTATACCATTGTTCAATGTTTTTTTCTGTTCGCTTTGCCCGAAACAGCAAAGTGATTAGAGCAGTCAGCTGTTTAATCATAGATATTCAGCCTCGCTTTTCCCGCTGTCAGCATTTGCTCCAGCTTTTGAATGACAGGCGTTAAGTCAGTGCCGGACCGGCAGTTCGGACATGGATGAAAAACGACTCCAATACCGGTATGTTCCACAATGACTTTCTTTGTTTGACAAAGCTTGCACATTATCTGACGCCCTCCAATCTATGGTTAAGCTCGTAGGCTGCTCCTTTGATAATCACTAGATAGTCACTGCACATCTCATAGATTCTCGTGCCGAGCGCTTCATCAACCCGTACAAGTGCTTCAATTGTCAGCTCGCTAGAAAGCAAAATCGGTTTATGATTTAAGTAGCGATAATTGAGTACCGAATACATTTGCTCTAATTGCCAATCTGTAGCGCGGGGTTTGCCGTTAACCGGTTTAAACAGATCATCAATGAACAGCACATCCGCCTGCTTCATCCGGTTCAGCTTCGCTTCTAATAGGGCAAAATCATTTTTCAGATCAGTAAAGCCTTCCACGAACGGAAAATAAATGACAGGCACATAGCATGTTCTCATTAATTCGTTGGCAGCGGCAGTCAAAAGGTGTGTTTTCCCTGATCCAGGCTGTCCTAAAAGGGCAATGCTGTTTTTTCGGCAATCCTTGATTTGTTCATAATCGGCAACATACTCTTTTGTACACTCAAATGCGTCTTTTATGGCCTGCGGCTTTCCCTCCGTGCGAAATTCCTTGAAGCCGAGCTGTCTGAAAGCGTGGGTAATCTCACTTGCACCCAGCAGCCGCTTCACTTTTCGTTCTGCCATGCAGCTGCACATCGTCCAGACTTCCAGGCCATTCTGCCTGACGAGATAACCTCCCTGATCCTTGCAGCGCAGGCAATCATACCTGCTTGCGTCTGATTCGGCCGGTTTGTCCGCCAGTAATGGACGTCTCCCTCTTCTCAGCTCGTCCAAAATCTGTTCGATTGTTCGTTTTGTCATGTTTTTTCATCCTCTCATGCTGAATTGCGGCATTCTTTTTGGCTTGCTGCGCGAAAAATCGGTCTTCAATGAATTTCGAGCAGTAGCGAAAGGCCTTGATTGTTTCTGAAGCGGCGGTCCGCCGGTTTTCAAAAGCCTGAAAGCATTCTTCAAGCCATTTGATTGTTTGCGTGACAGGAACGCCGATGGCAACAATGCGGGCGATGGCTTGATAATCTCTTGAGGAAGGATACACGGTGCGTCCTTCTTGAGCCGACCGTAATTGTGTAAACCGCTTCGCAATGTGATCCACTGCATCATCAGCAGCAGTATATTTGTTTGTTTTATCTATATCTGTACGGTCGTTTGTGTCCGGTGTCTGCGGCGAAAATGGCCGTTCTTTTAGACTCCCGTGTACAGTATTGTCCGATCTGAAGCTGAATTTTTTGGAATGCTTTACCGAAATCATCAGTCCGTATGGCGCACGGACGGCCTTTATGTAATCATTGTTTTCGAGAAGCTCCAGCCATCTTCTGACGGTTTTTTCACTTACGCCGAAGACTGCCGCCATTTCTCTCGCTTTTAACGGCTTATGGCCGAGTACGATGCCCCAGCTTACGCCGTCTTTTTCGATTTCTTTTGTTGTTGAGCTGATAAACCAGAGAAACAGCCATAGCGCCGGGCCAATTTTGTCGTAATGTTCTGAATTCAATAACCCTGAATATGTCGGAAAAGGATAGCTTTTATCGTTTTTCATTGGACGCCGCTTCTCCTTTTAACATCATGTATGCTTGAAACTGTTCCTGCGTTTCAAAGTGAAACACCGGAAGGCCGCATGCGGTAAACGAAATGGTGCCGCCGGATTGTCCGAGATGGCGCTGATCTATGGGATTTTCACTAAAAACGATTTGGATCGGATACATGTGATCACTCTCCTGATCTTTTTTTGATACATTTTGTATCAACTGTTACCAAGTATAAACGATACGTTCTGTATCATCAAGTTATTTTTGATACTTTTTTTATCATAACTTTATTTTGATACATATTGTATCTATAATCATAAGTAACTTAGGGAGTTTAAAAAAGAGAGGTCATAGTATGATAGGCGGCAGATTGAAGAGTCTCAGAGGGAAAAGGACACAGGAAGAAATCGCATCACACATCGGTGTGTCACGGGCACGATATTCCCACTATGAAAATGGGCGAAGCGAACCTGATTACGACACACTCCAAAAGCTGGCTGATTACTTTCAAGTAACGACTGATTACTTATTAACGGGAAAAGACAAAAAATCCGATGACGATATGTTCTCAGATCCGGACCTGCAGCTTGCATACCGCGATATGCAGGATTTTTCCCCAGAAAGCAAACAGCAGGCCATCGAATTTATCAACTATTTAAAAGAAAAAGAGAAAAACCGCAAACCGAAAAATAAATAAATCGTTCTCTGTTCTCTAAAACATATAAAAAGTAGACCGATATAAAGAAAAAAGTGTTTATTTTTTAAAGAAAAGGGAAAGATTTCTACACTACTTTCCAGTCCTATACGGGCTTTTCTTTCTCGCTAAAAACAGAACAAATGTTCGAAAGGGAGTATTCAATTGGGCGATTACTTATCACATCTGGAGGAATACGTTAAAAATTTATACGGCCGGCTGGGCATCACATCCCCTCATCACATTGACATGCTGAAAATCGCAAAGGATCTGGATATTTGGGTGCATTTTGAGGATATGGGGAGCATGATGGTGAAATACGACGGCATGTACAGTATCGTATTAAACCAAAAAAAGTCACGGGAAGAGCAATGGGAGGATTTTGGCCATGAGCTGTGCCACGTGTTAAAGCATGCAGGCAATCATTTTCAGATGAACAAGCTCTTCAGAGAGCTTCAGGAATTCCAGGCAAATCAATTTATGTACCACTTCTGTGTGCCAACCTTTATGCTGTTGCAGATGGAACTGCCGCAATGGAGAAGCCAGGCACTCGCCACAATTTCGGCGGTATTCCGGGTAACAAAGGAATTTGCTGATAAAAGGCTTGACATGTTTGAACGGCGTAAAGCAGGTATTCAATTTCAGAAGCGGCTCGCTTATTTACTATCCCACAAGCGGCCACATGCGTACGAGGAAGGCGATCAGCAGCACTTGCAGGTCGCTGAGGAAAAAGCGTTATATCATATTGGCAAAAACATCTGATCAAATACGGGCTAAGGATATATTCCTCAGCCCAGAAGAGAACCTAACATTTCGACATTGGGGGAACTGTATTATGCAGCCACATGGGCGCCGGTTTAAGATGAGGCGCAGATGCGAACGCAATCGGAGCCGGGATATACCTGAATTCACCCCGGCCGTCAAAGGCTTCCCCATGTGCCCATCTTCCTTGTGAGCTTTCATCTCCCCTGGAAAAGTTAAACAGGTCATAGGAGACTTCCTGCTTTTCGAGCTCACGCGGAAACGTCGTCGGGACGACAATATCCCGTTCTCTTTCCTCCAGCTCTTTAATGGCCGCGTACCACATATTTTGATGATAGGTATCCCTTGCAATCAAAAATGACAGCATATCTCTTACCCCTGGATCATCGGTCATGGCATAAAGCCGTGTCACCTGAAGGCGTCCTTGGGCCTCCGCATTTAAGTTAGCGCGAAAATCGGCCAGCAGGTTTCCGCTTGAGATAATGTATTTTGCATTCCACGGATAGCCCTCACTATCTGATGCCATCGCCCCCAATCCGGACACAATCGCGTGCTGAGGGTTCATCCCTGACATGACTGCTGCAATAGCGGGATTGCTTTTATAAGCATCCTCCTGTACATCCGCGGGTGCATTGTCCAGAAGTCTGGAAATCATCGTTGCCAGCATTTCTACGTGCCCAATCTCTTCGGTCCCCACATCATATAACAAATCTTTATACTTAGCATCCGCCCTGCAGTTAAACCCTTGAAACAAATACTGCATCATGACGCTAATTTCACCGAATTGGCCGCCGAGCACCTCTTGAAGTTTTTTCGCATAAACCGGATCGGGATGAGCTGGCTTTGCTTGATATTGAAGCTCTTTTATATGATAAAACAT